AAGAAGAGTTTTTTTGCCATTGCTTGTTTCCTTTAGGATTTAATTATTAACATATCGTGGGTTTAAATTATCACTCTTATTGTATATACCAATAGGTGCTGTGATTAAATACATACCTTTTCCAGTAAAGGTTATATCTTTATCATAAACATCTAAACCAATCGGACGATATTTTTCAATTGTTCTACCATCTATATTTATATTATCATCTAGTGAGATAAACCTATAAAAAGATGTATTTTTGTTTATTTTAAAAATTTCAGGCGAATTATTCAATATATTTGAATATCCATCCCAAATTATTTTATCAAGTGGATCTGAAACACAATAAAATGTGCTTTTTTCAGATACAGTCTTTAATCTTACGTGTGTTTTACTCGCTGTTTTGAGTATTTCTTTATCTGAAGGGAGTGAATTACCGAAATAATCTTTTCGATCACCATACCCTTTCATAATATTAGAATAATGGAATCTAAAGTTTGGTCCCATTACCCCTAAATCTTGTTTTGTGTCCCAATCACGAATTGAAACTAATCCTTCTTTTAAAACTGTAAGAGTACACAGTTCTACGTTTGGAATACCAATCCATCCTTCTTTATCTTTAAAGCCTGTTGCTTTTTGAAGAACTAAATTGTCTCTACGATTACTAAAAACTATTTCCCAATCCCACTCATCACTCGATTTAAATCTCATAATATAAAAATGGTTGGTTATCCACCAAGAGCGATTGACATTGCCATTGAAATTTCACTCGGATCAACAGTTTGCCATTTTGCTCCATTATAAAGTTCGTATTTGCCCACAGTGGTATTAAATCTCATATCTCCAGTAGTTGGAGCGTTCGAACGATTATCGCTTGTATCTGCTACTAAGCCTGTACCCTTACCTTTAAATTTAAGGTCATCTTGAATCGAGTTCGAAAGAATTTTGCTAATAGGCATTTTACTTCCCTTATTTAGTATTTTTATACGTTTGCTATATACGTTAAATTAATTAATAACGTACTTGTACCTGATAAATTTGCAACTGTTGCAGCAGTTGAACCATCAGTAGTAATTTGCAACGTTAATGAATTTGCTATTGTATTAACATATGGATTTGTCATACTAGTCGTATTTGTAGTTAAAATAGTTGAATATTCATTTATTACATTACCACTGTTATTTATAGTATATGGTAAGCCACCAATCTTAATAGAACCAGAATTTCCTGCTCCTAACGAAGACACTACCATACGAATACTTATATGAACTAATCTTCCAATTTTAATAAATTTTCCTGCTGCTGTTGAAAGCGATATAGGTGTTCCACCAATCGTTGCTGGAACAAGTGTGGGTGTAAAATCACCCTCTTTATATTCATCAAGTGTATTTGCGTCTACACTTGGAACTGCAGTTCCAGGAAATACTATATTTGCATTTGCATTAATTGCACCATTAAAAGTCACTGCAGCAGCATATGACTGAGTAGTATTTGCTGATGGGTTGTGCGGAGTATATCCAATATTTGCAATAGCTACACCAGCAGCAAGCTTAGAACTTGTAATTGTTGTATTAGCTATTTTAGTTCCAGTTATTGTTAAATCTTGAAGAGCAGATGCAGTTATAGAACCATCTGTGAAAGAATTTCTTGAAACTGTGCTAAACCCTAAATGAAGTACATTTACATTTACACCAGCATTTAATGCTGATTGAGTCACTAATTCGTTTCCATTTGATAGAGTATATCCTGTTGTATCAGTTTGTACTACTCCATTCAAAGTCACTAAAATACTTTGAACACTTACAGGTACTTTTGATAATACAAATGTTTGTTGACCTTGTGTAGCTGTAAATTTATCAACTGTGAAAGTTTTTAAGTTTTCTGATAAAGCTAAATCTGTGACACTTCCAGCTGTTGGGTTTATTTGATAATTACTTCCACCCATGTGGTTAATTATAATTTTTTGTCCTGCTTTTGGATAACCTGTAAATTGTAATGCTTTGAATTTTAAAGTTGAAGTTGCAGTTATAGAAAATGTTCCAGCTACAACGTTTTCATATGTAATTGTGTCATTTAAATAATTTACTGATTTTGGTTCTACATAAGAAATAGTTTGTCCACTATTTGCTACTGTGACAAAATTTTGAGTAGACGTTTGAATCACATCTATATAACTTGATGTGGCAGCTGCAACTATTCCAGTCGCATTAGAACCAGCTTGTGTTATTTTGTCTGAAATTTTAGGTGCTTCTATTTCAGTAGAGTGTGAAAACACTGTAAAATACTTATCGTCTGATATTATTGCTGAAGTGTCTGCTCTTGCAGTTAATCCACTTGGTGTCAAAGCCAAATAATCATCTGCAGTGACATCATAAATTATTACATACTCAGTTGTTTGATTATTTAAAAATGTACCAGATACAGTTATACCAACAAAAGGATTTGGTTGAGATAGTGAATCTGTTTTATTTAAAGTGACAGAAGCAATTAAATTATTATTTGAAACTAAACGTTGTTGTAATCTAAGTGTATTTCCAGATCTTCCTGAAAATGTACCAGTTCCATTTAATAATGCATTAACTGATTGATATACGTTTCCAGATAATGCATAATCTACAACCCCTGTGAATGTGCTTCCAGTTGGTTTTGCAATTGTGACATTCTTAATACTATTTGAGCTAGCACTCGAAAGAGTCAATCTTTGAATATCTTTAATAGTGTAAGCACTAATTGGTTCTTGAGGAACGTTATCAACAAAAGCAAGAACATTACTTTCAAATCCTCCAGGAATTTCCTGTGAAAGAACATATTCTCTCTGTGTACCATTTCCAACGAATTCATCTCTTGGACGAATTTGAGTTGAGAGTGGTGATACTGCTGATGAACCAATATAAGCCATTTTTATTTTTTTCTTAGTTTATTATACGTCTTCTAAAATACTTGCCACAACATCAACTGATGTAGCTGTGTTTGAAACTACTTTTAAAACTTCGTTTGCTTTTAATACTATTTTTTGTCCTGATATAAGCTGCAAAGTTCCACCTGCTGGAACTGGTGCATTTTTAACAAGATAAAAATCTGACCCTGATGAAGTTATATAAGCATCAACTTGAATAGCTGCATTTATTTTATTGCATACATCTAATTCAATTACGATACTTTTTTTACTTGAAGGTGTTGTGTATATAGTTGCAGGGGAAGTTCCTACGTCTCTTGCAAGACCATTTGTAAATACATTTGCCATTCTATTATCCTAGTGCGATTGTTATAGCCAAAGAAAATCCACGTGCTTCATTAATACCAGCAACTAAATCTGGTTGAGCATTATCGAGTAATGCTAAATCACCAATATAATCTTCTTGGTTATTAGTTTTTGTAATTACTTCATTCGTTTGAACACGCCATTGATCGAACGTATTCGCCTGAGATACAGTATTTACAACTGCTTGTTTTGACATTGTTTATTTTCCTTGTACTATTTGTTTTAAAATATTCTTAATTTCTGATATATCATTCTTAAGACTATTTATTTCATTCTCTATTATTCTTGAACGAAGACTTGCATTCTCTTGTATTCTCTTGTATTCTTCGTATTCAGAATTAGATGTGTTAATTACTGCTTGTGTATGAACGTCCCTTTTTAAACTAGGATGATCTTTCACTTTAACAAATTTCATATATTAACTATAAGCAATTACTCTTAAATTTTTAACTTTTGGTATATAAACAGGGTTTGTTGATTTAAATACCAGCTTAATCTGTAAGTTTTTAAATGCAGCAATATTCTCTAATGTAGCAATTCTTTCTCTAAACACATCTAATGAGTCTTTTGATGTAATAGGTAAAGTTATTGAATTAAATTTTAACGTATTTAAATTTACTTCATCGTTCCAAGCACGATAATAAAGAGTTAAATCTGTATCGTTTGGTATATTTGCGTCAAATATAACTTTAATATTATTTGCAGGGTTTGTTAATGCTAATGTACGAGTTATATAGTTAGCTAAATTTGTAGATCCTGTTGGAGCATAATCATCAACAAAAGCATCATACTGTTGTATTTTCCAAGAAGCTAATGATTTTCTTACAGCCATTACTGTCGAAGTAATTGCTACTGTAGCATTTGCTGCAATTGTAATTGAACCAGAAGCAACAGCAGTGACTGTTCCAACTACTTTTTTCTCTAATCTTTGTGCTGTTCCACCATCTGGTGTCACTACTTCATATAATGTTGAAGATACAATAATATCACCTACTGAAATTCTTGATGTATTATCTGCTGTTGATGAAATAGATGTGCTACTCGCAGAAGAAGTTTGAGTACCCTCTAAATTAAATTCTAAAAAGTCATTAACTACATCAAGGAACATAGTATTTGTTGTAGGAATATCTACAAATGGTCTATCTAGTGTAATTGTCACTTTATTTCCATCTGCTGAACCTGCGTATCTATCTAAACTAAATTCTTCAGCTACATTTGCTATTTCATAAGTTCCATCTAATTTATTTGCGTAAATTCCTGTTAAAATTAATTCTGCTCCAATTTGTGTATTTGCTAATAAATTATCAGCAGCATCAATCCATGTCACTAGCTGACCATTTCCTGCAGCATTATGAGATAATTCAACTACTGGTCTTGCGACTATTTTATAAGCAACACCACTTGCATTTGTTGCAAGAGCATTTGCAGTTAATACGATTGTAGTTGCATTCGTAATTGTAGCAATTACACCAATCGCAGTATCTCCAACACGAATAGTATCTCCAACTCTTGCTTCAGTTGTAAATGATGTACTTGTACCACTTACTGTAGTTGAAGATGTGCTTGTAGTTATCGTTCCTGTTCCTGTAATAAAAGTATCTGAATCTACTACTGTGTTATTGATTAATATATTTCGATTATCAACACCAGAAACATTTAAGTTAGTTCCAGTTTTATTATCTATTGAATTTGAAATAGCATAGATTGATGATTTTTGTAAATCAATTACAGGTGATATATTTGGATTAGTTGATCTTAATTGAGCACGTATTTTTAAACTTGGTCTCTTTAATAGAGGAGAAGTTGAAAGCAATACTTGGTTCTCATAAGATTTAATTACTTTTCTACTTGTGAAATAATAATTTTCATTTGCAACCATTGGTAAGAAATCAGTAGGTGTACCAGCAGCATCTGAAGCAGAAACAAAATAGTTTATACTTGTATCTGTAAAGATTAAATCGTTAGTTTTTAAATAAATGGCATCTACGTTTAATTGACGAGAACATAAAACATTTGTTCCACCAACATTTGATTTTACAAAGTTAGCAGTTGATCCTGTTAATAAATTTACACCATTCGCATCCGTAGTTTGTAATTGTATCATGAAAGAATCTTTAGTTAATCCTTCAGCTAATACTAAGTGAGATCCATTTAATAATGTGTGCGGTGCGCCATTTGGTGAAGCTGCACCATAAAGTCCTGGAGCAACACCTGATATAATTGCAACATCATTAAAATTAAATCCATGATTTCTAGCTTTCACTCTCACATGTGGTGTTGATGGAGTAAATTCGAAAGGATTTTCATCTAATGTGAATGTAATTGGTGGATTAGCTTTCAATTCAACATCGGCAACAACACTTGTATCAAATGTACAAGAGTATAATTTAAATTTCATATCCAATAAAGGATTAATTTTATATTCTTGTGAATTTTGTGATAGATATAAAGATCCAGTTAATGGTTGTTGAGTAATAATGTTTGTGGTAATTAAATCCTCTTCTCCTAATTCAGAAATAAATATTTTTGCTCCTGGCTCGTCAGTTCTTACTACGATAGCATAAGTTTCATTATCTTGTAAATATACAGGTGCTAAAAATTTAAAGTTAGTTGCAGCTGAACCATTTGCTGATACATTAATCTCAGAAGGAGATTTAGTCACAGTTGTAAATGGAACTACACGTGAAGATGGTACACCATTATTAGTCACTCTTAATTCAACAATAATAGGTCTTGCTCCTGCTTCTTCAAAATATAAATCTACTGAAGAAACGAAAGCACCACCTTTTGATGAAACTATAAACGTTTGTGCTACAGGATCATGTCCTCTTTGTATTGTATAAAGAAGACGAGTAGTTGTAGTGGTACGTCTTGATGGTATTTCTTCGAAAACTCTATCTTGTACATATCTTACATCTCTAGAATTTACAATAGTTCTTTCTTTACTTAAAGTTGTCCCAGATGCAATATAAGAAGAAGATCCTTTTGAATCAAAATCTTGATCGTTATTTGAAATATTATCGATTAATTTAAATGCTCTTTCTCCAGTTCTAAATCTATCTGCTGGTATATTAAACACACAACAAACTGAACCATTAGAATCGGTACGAATTGAATCACCAATAGCTTTCATTGTAGGTGCGATTGAAGAATCAGTTCCACCATTAATTGAAGTTATTGTCACACGATTCTTAGCACCAGATCCTATATCAACTTCCCCAGTTAATACATCACCAATAGCAAATCCATTTTTAATATTAATTATTGAAATATTACGAACAGTTGCTGATGTTTGTGGTCCTTCGAAATTAGCAATACCACTTGCTTGTAATCTTTGTAATCTAGCACCATCTCCTGCTGGGTATGCTGTAGTTGAGTAAGAATCAAATGGTTCAATTAATGAACCATTAATGTTTGCTAATGTTATTGTTGTTCCAGCTACTGCTATAACTTTAAATATTCTTAAATTTAATTGTTTTGAATGATTACTTCCAAAAGTAGTAATAGTTGAAGTAAAATTATTTTCAATTATAGTTGAAACGACTTGAGGGTTTGCTCTTACAGCATCAAAGTTATATAAATGAACATGATGTCCTGGACTTATTCCTGTTGCAGATGATACAGTTAATGTAAATGATGATTCTCCAAGAGCATTAGTTATATTATTAACTGTTTGAATTACAACTGGTGTATGTACTGAATTTTTTAGTATATCACCAAAATAAAATGCTGGTTGAAATACACCTTGAGAATCTGTTCTTGCTAAATCATCTGAAAGAACTGTTTGAATAGTTTGTTGAACATTAAAGTTTAAATCAGCAGCACCACCAACTTTTGTCAAACGGAATATATCTGCTGGTTTAACATAAGAAGAATCTACTCTTATACCATCAAAGAATCCATAAAACTTAGTATCTGGTTTTAAGTTTCTAGCAATAATTGATACAGTTCTTGGACGAATAAAAGGTATATAAGAAATATCTACAACACGATCGCCATAATTTATTTGATTTACACTTCCTGATAATGATGTTTGAATTCCTTCACGCGACTGAGTTCCTGTTTGAGTTGTAATTGTTTCTTCAAAACCTGCATTCCAAGTTTCAAATTGTCTTACTTGATCTGTTGAACCAGTCCAGTTATAAGACCACTCATTCCAGTTTGTACCAGTGACACCAATTTGTTCACCTAAGAATCTTATAGCATCATAACCATTATCGTCATTTACATTTAAATCTGGTCTTCTATCAGTTTCTTTCCAAAAGTCTCCTTCAGGTGTTAATTCAATCTCACCTTTAAATGCACCAATCTTATAAGGATTTACATCAATAGTTCTTGAAGCATTTGGATTAAAAATAAATGATGATTCAGTATATGGTAATGTAATTAAGTCATTTGTTCTCTGATAATCTCTACTTGCTCTTTGCGGACCAGAATCTAAGTTTTCAATAATATCTAAAGCATCTGTAAAGTGCATTGGTCTTAATTCTCTTTTTGCACTATCAACTGCAATACGATAATCAGGGTGTTGAACGTTTCCTATACCATGACCTGTAAATTGATCTACTAAGAATCCATTTTTAAATCTATCTAAGCCACTTGTAGCTGATTTAATACTAAATGTTGATGTTTCTTTTTCTAATAAATTTAAACTTGTGTAATATTCTAAATTTGAAAGACGTCTTTCAAGGAAACCAATATCACGCATTGTGTATCTACGATTATCACGTTTAAATATTTGTACATCTGATGCTCGTTTAGTGTAAGCTGGTAAGAAAACTGTTCCTAAAATTAATCCTTCTTTTGGATCTTCTGGTTGTTTTGGTTCGAATGCTGGTACTCCTGTAAGAATAGAAAAATTACCAACACTGTCTAAAATTAGTTTATCCCAACGTGGTAGATAATTTGCAATACTTGTATTAAAATCTGTACCAATCTTTGGTATATTTGGTGTGAATGTATTTGCACCAGAAATTACTGGACGATAATCAATAACATCATGTAATGGAATTGTAGTTGTTGTACCATCAGGATTTGTTATTTTAAATTCTGGTATATCTTCATAAGGTATAGATGAATAACTATCAACACTGAAATAGTTTCCTGTACTACTATAAGCAAAATATCTATAAACTACTTGTATAGCACCAGTTGGTATTCCTACACCATCTTTTAATACTAATGCACCTTTTTGATAATGAGATAATCTTTGTCCTGAATCTAATGTAAATCTATTAGTTATATTAATTGCACCAGCTGAACTGTATGAATTGTAGTTTCCTGGAGTCATAAACACAGAAACTATTTCACAAACATCAGCATGATCTAATAAAATAGATTTACCAGTCACAGCTAACGCAGTTGTGATAGTTTGTGTATATGAAGTTTTTGTTTTAATTTTTTCTCTAGCACTTACACCATTTTGAAATATACTTGTTAAAAGTGTATAACTTCTTGAACCTGTTAATCCAGTAATTGTGATAGTTTTACGATTTGATTCGCTATCGAAAGAAATTGCTGCAGCAGTTAAATTTACAACTGTTTTTGCTACATTGTCAAATAATGTATAATTCGATAAATCTGTATCTGTTAAGAAAAATTCTGTGGCTTCTGTTAATGTATGAATCCAATCACCACCAGCAGTCGACGTTGCAGTTATTGTACGTCTTACAGTTTGAGTAGAAGAAAGTACAGTATCTTGAAGAGTTGCTGCATCTAAACCACGTAAAGTTTTTGTATTTTCAATTCCTGTATTGAATACTAATGATTGAAATTCAGGATTATAAATTGGTGATGAACCACGAGCATAAACCACACCTGCGTAAGATGCCGCAAAGTTTCTATCAATCGTTAATGAAGTTGGTGAAGCTATTGCATCTACAAATCCAACAAATGTATTTGATGTTGTAAGAACTACAGCATCTCCTATTTTATATTCATCTTGAAATCTTGTACCAACACCTGTAAGTGTAGCAGCACCAGAAGTGCCTGATACTGTACCGATTAAAGATACTGGAGTTGTTGTTTGATCTACTTGTGCGAAAAATCCAATTGGGTTAGTTGCACCAACATCTGATATCCATTTTACATCTCTCTCAAAATTATAACCTGACTCTAATTTAAGATCAAATAAACCAAGTTTAAAAGTTGGAGAAGAATAAGAAGATGAATGTAATTGAAACGATTTAATTCTAGCAGTTCCGATTAATCCAGTTTTGTTTATATTAGTTGTTGTTCCGATTGTTGGTGGAGTAATGTGATTATCAATACCAGCCCAAAGATATATTATTCCAAATGTGCTTATTGGTGGAAGTCCTTGTACTGAATTGACTAATATATGATTTCCTACAGTTGTTCCGATAGGTTGGTCATCTAATCTTGATATGTGTCCGTTTTCGACATTGTTAATTGGTCTTGCTCTGTTTATACTTAAAAATCTAGTTGAAATTGATTCAACTTCATATCCTTCAATATATGCTTTTCCTGGATCAACAGCGATTGCTACTTTATCGTTGCTTCCATATGTAATTCCTGCAATTGGAGTTGTTGGAGCAACAGGAAATACACCACCATTTGTGCCAGTGTTTAAATGTTCTCTAGATGTAAGATTAAATTTATTTACTTCATAAGAACCAGATTCATCAAATGTTCTTCGAGCAAAAGTTTTTTCTAATTCAGCATAAGAAGTTTTATCAACTTTATGTAATAATTGACCATCTTTTAAACGTAATAATTCTATAAATTTAATTGTATCTGTTGTGTTTAAAGTAAGTCTTTTTAAATTAACTGAAACTTTATATCTATGTGCTCCTGGAGCAGCAAAGTTATTCGAACCTTGTGCGTTATCATTTAATGTAGCATCTTGTTCTGGTGTGATTACTTCTTCTATAACTTCAAATCCTACACGAGCAGTGACTGTGTTTGTAAATCTTCCAACGTATAAATGTAATTCAGGATTTTTTACAAAATAACCATCAATATAATATATTCCTTCTTTTACTTCAACAACTGTTCCATAACCTAATACATCAGTTGTTGGGCTATTTGTATAAACAGTTGCAGCTTGACCTGTATCACCGAATGTTTTAATAGTCACTGAAATGTCAGATACTTGATTCGCTGTTAATCTATAATTATTTGCAGTTGTATTATCAGCTGCAGCTGCAGTGATTATTTCTCCTGGAATAAATCTTTTCGTTTCACCATCATCAGCAGTATCAGTCATCTTAAAGTAAAGAGTAGCAACATTGCTATCTCCTGGAACCATACATCCGCACTCAGATGTATCAATTACAACAGCTTTAACACCTGATGTTTGACCTGTGATTATTTTATCTCTGAATTGAGTTAGATAAGAAGTGACATTTGTATTGCCAAATAGATCTTCTAGTTTTGCAAAATGTACTTGATTATCAAAATTGACTTCTCCTGGAACAACCATTGATCCGTTTTTAAAGACATGGTTTCCAAAACGACTAATTTGATTTTGAAGGATTGTTTGAAGTTGAGTTAATTCACGTGCTTGTACTGCATATCCTGGACGAAACAATACACGAAGGAATTGTTTTGACTCATTAAAGTCATCAAAATATGGAGTGACGTTAAAATTTATACTCATGCTTCTTTATATAGTTGTTAAGAAAGTAGAAACTAAATTCTACATTTCTACGATAATTTTAATATCTTCGATTTGATCGATAGCACGATTGATTGGTCTACGATTTTCAACATAGATTACATCACCACTATCTGGCTGTATTTCTGGATTTGTTAAAGAGCCAGAAGTAAATGTCACAGCAGTTGGTGTAGTTCCATCAGTAGCATACATCGTCACTGTTTCAGAAGATTGAAATGCTACACCAGTTGGATTGTCTGTACTTGTTTGAATATATCTAATAGTTGTATTCGTTGTATCAATGCTAGTAATTCTTCCTTTTGCACCTGAAGTACCACCTATAATTATTCGGTCATTCAATAATGTGCCAGATAATGAAGAATAAGCGATTGATTTAGATGCTGTTCTTGTCGAAAGAGTTGCAACTGTTGTTGAACCAAAATTGTAAGGATCACGTATTAATGTAATACGACGATAATCATTATCAACTGGGAAGTCGCCTGATCCATCATTGTATTCTAATCTTACGTTCATCATTACATAGAATCCACCTAATTCTTTTATAGCATCAGAACCATGTCCACCTTTTGGTGAAATGATTGCAGTTGCAGAAGCATTAGCTCCACCACCACCTGAAAATGTCACAGTGGCATAAGTGTATCCTGAACCACCTGAAGTAATATCTACTCGTGTAATTGTGTTTGTACCAGCATCACGTACAGCAGTTGCTGTAGCACCAGTTCCATCACCTGTGATTGTCACAGTTGGAGCACTTGAATAACCAGATCCTGCATTCACACGAACTATATTATCAATACGTCCATCGACTGCAGCTTGTTCGACTAGATATTGATTGTAATACGCATCAGTTGTTCCAGGATTAGAAATAAGACGTTTAACTGGGATAAAATCGGTAGAAACGAATTTTAAAACATTAGCAGGAGATACTGTGAACATATATTTCCAAGCATAACCATCAGCTGTAGAAAATATAGCAGTTCCTGTTCCAGTTGGTTTATTTGTAGAAGCAACAACAGTACCAGCTGTATTTCTATTATCTATAACTTTATAAACGTTATATTCATCTGTAATCACGAAAAAGTTTGAATCAAATAAAGTTGCAGGAGTAGTTCCGCCACCAGAAGTTATATTTACTCCAGCAGTCACACCATTATAATCATGACGATAAATGTCATAATAATTTCCTGATGTCCAATCTCTTCTTGGGATTGCTAATATTACATCAGATGCTTGTACTCGCTTTAAAGCGATCATATCATCCCAGTAATATAATTCGTCGCCGACTGTATCTTTTGGTGTATCTGGTATGTTATCATCAGTCCAACTTTGTGGACGACCTATACCAAGATATATTGATGTTGGGGATGCTTCATCGAATCCCTCTAAAAATGATTGCGCATTATGAATGCGGAATTTGTTTGAAATAATTGCTGCCATGGTTATTTTTCCTTAATGTTTATGTGTATAAGTCGAATAATAAATTGTTATTATCCCAATTGTAAATAGACGCATCCATTTCTACACTGTCTGCATCCATAGTAAATGTATCATCAAACGTGAATCGAGCATCGTCTGTCGAGAATCTTAAAGCTGATGCTGGAAGCCTGATAATACCAATCTCTGATTCAATTGCAAAATTGACTTTCCTATAAGGGTTATTTAGTATTTCTCCTACAGTTAAGTTGGTAAAATCTTTAATTTGAGTATTACCATAATTCCAATAATTGAAGTTTGGATTTGGGTAAGTATTTGCTAATCCATATGTACCTGTTGTATATGCAGGAGTTCCATCACTGTTTGCAAATTTAGTACCTGCAACACTTGGTTTATGAGTAAATTTATATCTTTCAAGATCAACTAAATTTATACCATATCTTCTTGCACTTCCATCGAAAGCAGGAGTTGATTTATTAAGTAAAGTGACTGGATTTCTAACCAGTGCAGTTGCTTTTGTTAATAATTTAGCAAGATTAATTTCAAGCTGTTTCGCTTGTTCGAACCCTATAACTTCTGCTCTTAAATCCAACAAATACACTTCTTGTGGTGTAAGGTTTGGAAAGTTTAATGTTGGTAAGAATTCTGAAGTTAATACACTTATATTTAGTGCTGAAACTACAAAGTCTGTTATACTTAAAATTACCTGATTCTTACTTAAAGTAGAATACATTTCTCCTGCTGTACGATAGTTTCCTACAGCTTTCATTTTCATGTCTATTAATTGACGAATTTGATAGTTTAATATTTCTCTTCGAAGAGTAATTGGAGTGGATATACTGTTTTTAATTTTAACTTCTCCAAATAATGCCAGACCAATAGGATGTAATAGTTTTTTTACAGCATCACGATATAGATTAATACTCTGTCCTACTTTTACAACATATGAAAAATCTTGATAATAAAGAGAGTCTTGAATACGTTTAGAACTTTCTGATATTTGTCCATCTGAAGAACTAAATCCACCAACTTGAGAAGTGACTGCATTTACTCTTACTTGAATATTTGGATTTGATATAGAACAAATAGTTGCAGTTGTATTAGAAGTTAAACCTTGAATTCTCATATTATGCTGGAATTGTCCTGATTCTTCTTTTACAAATATATCAGCATCTTCATCTAATACATAACCACTATCATCTTCTTTTAAAAATCCACTAAAAGATGTTCCTTCTTTTAATTTAATTAAATGTGTATCATTATCTATTTTTTCCAATATAGCTTGAGCAACTTGTTGTTTCTCATTTAAAAATTTATCACCATTTTCTAAGATTAAATTATCGTCAGTATTTCTTTCTAAACGAATTGATTGTGGTAAGCTTGCGATAGTTTCACCTGTTAGAAAACTTCCTGATGGATTTTTAATAACTACTGAAAGAGGTACAAAAAAATAAGGAGGGTTTATGTAATCAAATCCACTCTCAGAAGTCACAATGTTTGTGATTCTACCAATACTGTTTGATGCTGCTAATATTTTACCATTTGCTCTTCCAGATCCAGTTGGTAAAGAACAAATAGGAAGTTTGCTGTAGAAAGCACCACCCGAAAGTAAAGTTGCTCTCTTAATTGCACCCGAATTTGAAGACTCAATATCAATATCTCCTAATTCTTCTGAAAGTAATTTTCCTGAATCATCTTCTAATAAAAAAGAATCTCTATCAACTTCTGAAACAAATCCAGTTGCAGTTAATGTTGGTGATAATTCTGGTCCACCAGTTCCTGTATTATTAAAACTAATTACATCACCTATTTGATAACCAGTACCACCTGCTGCTACAATTAATTCAGAAACAGATCCAGGAGAAACTGCTCCTACTTCTGAACGAGCAAGAACTCCTGTTGGTGAAGAAAAATAAACTATGTCTCCAATATTACTATAAGTTCCACCTTGATTATTGATAATTGAAAATTCTTGAATGATTGGTAATACAGTACAAACTATTGAAGTGTTATCAACAAAAGATGTTCCAGTAATAGTGTATGTTTGAATATCATTTGTTTGCTTAAATGTTCCTATGATACTATCTTTACTTAATGTTAATTCAGCTATGTCTTGTGATAGATAACGAAAAAGAATTACATTTTCTACTCGAGCTGTTGCTCTTTCTATATCGCCATTTGGGAATATTCTTGTTTGAGTAATTAATTGTCCTAATAAATTACGAGCATCACCTGTAGTAGAAATAACACGAATTAATTGTCTTTCACTCCATTTACCATCTGATACACGAAGCATGTCAACTTTAGGAAAATACACTTCAGCATCTTCATTAAATAATATACGAAAAAGAAATTTATATGAAGCTTCTGTTCCTTTTGAAGAGTATAAATCTTTAATGTGTTTTGCTAAGAATCTTTTATCTGATATAACTTCTCTTGGAATACTCTGCATCACTTCTCTTGAAAAATATTCAACAAACATATTGACTGTGTTATCAATATCTCTTATATCTTCTAAATGTTGTTGTGGGTAAAAATTTTCAAGCCATTCGTAGTATGCTTTTAGAAAGTCAATAAACTTTTGATTATCATCCCTTACAAATTCAGGGACTTGTTTATTAACTACTATTGATGCTGTTGCTTTTACTGAAGCTGGCATAGTTTTTATCTACTGTTTGTGAATATAAAATCTTTTCCTGATACACTTTCACCAGAAGCAATTTTATCAGATATAATATTTACTTCTATATCTTGTTCTCTTATAAATGCTAATTGATTTCTAACAGATATTACGTCATAAGAAGCAGGCTCTATTCTAAAAGTTATTTTACCATTAGTGTCACCTTGTGTTATATTGATGCTATCAATTGATATTTTACCAGTTGCATAATTTACTGTACCAATATATGATGGTGTGTAAATTTTAACGTTTGCAGCAGTAAGATAAAATAATCTTAAATTACCGATTGCATTGTCTTCGATATAATATGTATCTGTGCTTCCTGCTATTTTAAATCCTGATGTTGATAAAGAAATAGAAGCATTTTGTGTTGAAGTTGGTCTATAAATTGGATTATTTAATGAGAATGTATATTTTGTATTCGTATTAAATTGTGGTGTTAAAAGATACTTTAATTGAATCTTAGTAATGTTTGATACAATACTACTTTCGCTAGTGTCAATTAAAGTCGATAATGCTGATTCGCGAAATACAGCATCAAATTTATTTAAATTACCTGTGTTATAATTTTTAATTATATCAAACACAATGCTCTTTATAGTGTCAGCACTACGAGTTGTTAATTTAGGATTATAATATACATTTGTATTTACTGATATGTATAATATGTCAGGATCTACTATTTCAGGAATAATACTCACCAAACTCTTTCCTTTTATAATATCTTTAATTATAATTTGTTTTGTACTTAATGTAAGAGTATCTCCTGTTTTTGGTTTGATACAAATGTATGCTTTTCCATAAATTGGTGGATCATTTTCTTCACCACCCCAAACAGAAATAGCATCTACGTTATTATAAAATTTAGGAATAAGTGTTTTATAATCTTCTGCAGTCACAGCACGATTTTGAGATGTAAAAGATTTAGGAGCATTATATTTTATACTGTCTATTGATTCAGGTATAGAACCACCTGCTGCAATCGATTTAGTCACAATTGATACGTTAGCTGTATTTGTGAATGCATTTCCTGTATATGTGAAAGTAGATGTGCCATTTGGTTCTGATTCACTGCATACAAAATAATCTATAAGAATATTTGCACCATTTGCTGGAGCAAATCCTAATAAACCATCACCAAAAGAAATAACATAATTACCATCATCGTTTTCTTTTAAAAAATAAACACGTGATGATGGAGTTAATGTAGCAAAATTATCAGCAAGAGCATATACTGTGTTTGCTGCTGAGCCTGCTACCTCTTGAACATTCACTTTAATTGTTGAAGAATCTAATTTAAGGTTTGGAATTGTATAAGTTCCATTCGTCACCATTGAATATGTTTTTTGTAATAGTCTTCCTTCAATTATAGGAATATTTAAAAATGAATATGTATTTGTGACTGAACGAGAAACAGTGAATGCACTATCAGTTGAGAAATTAAAATTACTTCCACTAAAATTTGAACTAAATGAAGTTCCTGCTGGTATAGTAAGTGTGGTTGGATTTCCTGATACATTAGATATAATTACATCAATAAGTGCTCTTGATGCAATACTTGATGATGGAGTATATCCTAATGATTTAGCAAGACTTACAACTGATGAACGTTTTACAGCACTATCTAAAAACATTTCATTAACACTTAAATTATAATACAAAGCATTATAATGTGTGTTATAAGCAAGTACATCTAATAGAATCGAAAGACCAGATCCTTCAAAATTGTAATCGCTAAATGCATTTTGTGCTTTTAAATATGTCTTTATATTCTTTTTTATTTCATCGAAATCTAATTCAGTGACTTTAATGTTTCTACTTGTTTCTGACATTATCGTGTTCTTTCAAGTGTTAAAGTTAATTCTATTGGTGTAGCTGTATTAATAATTTTAAATACAATACGAATATCTACGTAATTCTCATCAGGTCGAACATTAACAAAAACATCAACTAGTTGTACTCTTGGTTCGTAATTTCTTATTACATCTACTATACTTCTTTTAATAATTGAAACAGACATTTCAGTGACTGGCTCAAATAATAAACCACGAACTTGGCTACCAATTTCACTATGGAATGGTCTTTCAAAATTTTTAGTAAGTATTAAATTTCGAACACTTTGTTTAATCGCTTGTTCATCATATTTTATAGCTACATCTTTATTAACTGGATGTGCTGTAAAATTAAGATCTAAATCTGTAAATGTTCTTGTATTTGTAGGCATATTGTATTTAGTTATCCTATATTAACTTTTGGTGAACAAAGTGGTCCGACAGAATCACCACAGGCTATTGGGTCTCCTAATCTAACTGCCATTTTTCCTTCTATAAAGACTTTTTTTGATCCTAATACCACTCTTCTACTTGATCCAGCATGTGTTATTAAACCACATGTATGTGATATATAAATTGTATTAAGTGTTAAAGGAATAGCTAATCCTTGTATAGTTGTTTTTAAAGCAAATGGTCCCGCAGGTAATCTTGCTGGAAAACAACCATGACCAGAAGAAAGAGTTAAAATTGTTGCAGCTAATGGCATATTTATTTAACCTCTGGTATTAAAGATAAACCATCTGATACTTTTAGATGGTCTCTCATAGTAAATGTTTCGAATCTATTTCCTGTATATTTCCATGAACAATGCAACCAAACTGATTTTTTACCTGCATACGATAATACTATACGATCAAATCCATAAGGTAAAGATAAAGCTAAATCTATTGCTGCTTGATAATGTTGAGCACGATTCCAGCTTGAGAATATAATATCAACAGCTTCACCTGTATAGTGTTGAGATGTTTCAGGAGATCCTGCTTGAATTTGATTGTTTCTATATCCATTTACAATTAAAACGTTTTTGAATAAATCTTTCATTGGTTCAATAAGGTATGTTGCCATTCCTTTTAAATTACAAACTATTTGTTTTGGATCTACTCCCATTTGTGATATAATAGGAATACCACCATTTCGATTTAATGCTCCTAATTGAATACGAGCAGATAATTGTAAGCTTGGTTCATAGCTAGATAACCCATAAATGTATTCACATTTTTGCTCTGCTGTTTCAATTTCTGATTTAACTGTTGGTACAGTTTTAACAGAAACATTACCTAAATCTAAATTCTTACGAATATATAAACCACGTTGTATTTGACGTTCACGATGAGTTTGAGCATCTCCTTCATCAGGAACTTCATAAACAAAATACTCTCTTGCTGAACGTGAATTAATTTGTAATTCAGGAATAACTGGCATTTGTGTATCAATAATTTCATTTGTAGTGATTGCTAATCCTGATGGAGTAAATCCATTAGCTATTTCTACTTTACTACCATCTAATTCTAAAACTTGTGCTGCACCTAATGTAGCCATTCCTTTTGACTCCATACGTATTTGTCCAGCAACTAATCTAAATTCACCACCAACATTTAAATTCATATCACCAGCAACTGTGACTTTACAATCATTGTTGATTACAACTTCTCCTGGACCATCTATTCTTATTTTTGCTCCAGCTTTAAGCACTGCATTTAATTCACCATAAACTGTTAAATTTTTTGTACCACCAACTAATTCATAAGTATTTCTTTCACTTAATTGATAACGATCTCCTACTACACGATCAGTTAATGTACCATTGTGATCCCATTCCATCCAACTTCCACGTTTATGAAATATATTAATTCTTTCAGCATTTGGTGTGTCATCTAATTCAAATACATGTCCTCTTTCAGTTTCAACAACTTTATTAAATGGATATTCTGCATTATAAGGTATTTCAGATTGATCCCAAGTATCATAATTAAATCTTTCAATACCTAATGCTCTTGCTGATTCTTTTACATATACTGAAGTTTTGTCTATATTTTCATGTCTTGCTAATCTAGATGTGTCTGGTTCATTTACATATTCTAAGTATCCTGAAGCGACACCAAAAGATCCTGATGCTGGGTTTGAAACCAAACCAGCATTTCCAAACTCACCATTATCAGAAATTGGTTTTACATATGCAGTGTTTTCATCAAATAATGTTCCACCTAAATTTGGATAACCAACAGAAGTAAATTTACTTGCTGCAGCTGATCGTCTTGCTTTTTTAGTTGATGATTTACCACCGAATAGTTTTCCTCCTGATCCACCCAATTTAAAACCACCAAACCCACCAAGTAAATTTGTCACATTACCTGACGTTATATTTGATATAGCAGAAGAAATATTTCCACTTACACCACCTAATACATTTGTGACTGTAGCACCAATGTCTGTCGTGTTTAAAACATTCGATATATTTGAAATACCAGTTGAACTATTTAAAATGTTTCCAATACCTGAATCTGATAATACATTTGATACACCTGATAAAGTGCCACCTGCTATGTTAGTTAAATTTGAAGTTATAGATTCAGCAGTTCCTCCTAAGTTGTTTAAAAGATTTCCTGATATATTTTGAACTGTACCTGTAATCGTTCCAGTTAAATCCGTTCCTGATGTTAAATTAGAAAATAATTCTTTTCCTGTTGTAATAGAACTATCTAAAGATGCTGATGTGACACCACCTAATAAGTTATCAAAACTCTTTTCATTTGCTATTCCTTGAATAGCACCTGCTGCTCCTTGATAATCTAATGAATTAATTAATTTCGGGATTGATGAATTAGAGAAATTTTCTACACCGATATCTGATGCTACACTTAATAATGAATCAAACATTTCTTGATTGACTGGTGCTCTTACAACACTTGTAAGTTTGTCAGCAACATCTGTTTGTAAATAGTTTTTAAATTCTGTTTCAGCAGTTGCTTTATCTATACTTCCTGGATAAGAAGCTGTGACTGGTTTTCCTTGATATGTATCTTGTCCATATCCAATTACAGTTTTAATTACTTTACCAGATGAGTCTGTAATCGGAACAGCAACATCAGTGAATGAAGTATTTTTTATAATATCTTTTACACTATCATTTGATACAGTGAAAGTAGAAAGAGGTCTTGCTTTTTCTATCTCTAAATCACCTTTTAATAAAGCTTTAGAATCTTCAGATACTTGTGCTGACGTTTCAACATCACCACCACTTCTTATAGCAGCAGCATTAATGATATTTACATTTGAATCTATTTGTCCTGAAACAAGTTTTGAAACACCATCAGAACCAATCTTTACTGCTGTGTTTATATTTCCTTTTCTATCAGATGGTTTAAGAACTAAAGAATTATTTTGATTTTGTGGAACACCTGCAAGTGTACCAAGTATCACTGGTGTTTGATCGTCTTTATCAGTAAATGTAATAAGAACTATACTTCCTAAAACTATTCCTGTTGGTGATACACCAATACCAGCACTTGCTGCTGAATTCACTGGCGATATAGGCATAGCCCATGGTAAATCTATTGTAGGAAGTACAGCAGGGTTTTCATCATGAACACCCATTACTCTCACTTGACATCTACCAAGTTTTAAAGGATCGTTTCTGTTTTCAACTTTACCAATAAATATTTTCATTATGCTAATTCTCCAATACCTTGTGATAAACTATCTTTAATTAATTCTAAAGTACAAGTATGTTTATTTCCAGCTACAATGTGTTTAACTGCTGATATTAAATATTTACCAGTGTATGTTGGATCTACTAAATCATTTGACTTATCATTAACAGTTTCTATTCTAAATGTTTTTAATGAAATAACTTTACCAACTGTGTAATCTGTTCTTCCGAGAGTTTCAACTCTTAATTTAAACCCTTGTGTATTTGCTAGTGCTGATAATCTGAAAAGAAATTTATCACTATTTGATACGTCATCGAAACCATTATGCATAGCTGTATGTTTTATTTTATTATATACTAGACTATCTGGAGCAGAAACAACTTCTGTACTATTTAATGGAAATTTATTTAAGTGTGGTATTTTATTAAATTCTTCTTGATAAGAAAAATATTGTCTTTTAAATCTTTTTGTCACCATATCATAACTTGTAAGATTAGAAGTGAACATACCTTTAGAAAGTCTATCTATGAAATCAAATCCACTTGGCATAGACATTGTAATAATACGTTTATAATCTTGTTCAACGTCACGTATAGTATCACCTACATTAGTTGTTGTTCTTTCATAATTATCAAATATAAAATCTTGAATAGGGTTTCCTTGATATAATGTATGAAGTGAAACGAAATTAAATCCTTCTCTATTTTCAAAAAATAAATAAGATGATATTCCATCTTTGTTTACACTTTTCTCAGCCACATAATTAATTGCTTTAACTGGAGACCAATTATTACAAACAAATTTTATACCATTAATTGTATCTTCTATATTAATTAGCTTTTCTGTTTGAACACCAAATTTATCTTTAGCGATTAAACGAAAAGCTATATCAGAACAAAAACCAGACCAAGCATTATTTAAACGAATATTTAAATCGTTTACAGCATCTATTGAAATGAAATGTAAAGTATATCCTGATAACTTATCTCTTATTGCTACTTTTTCAGAACACTTAAATACATAAAATCTTCCTTTAATTCTTTTCTCAAATCCAGGAGTTGTTATATCTAAAATTAAAAACTCTTCTCCAATCAATGGGAGATTATTAATTAAATCAAATGATTCTGAAATTGTAATAGTTCCTGTAATAAAAGGAGAGAATAAGTCTTCGTAAATTTCTACTTGATTGAAAAGTGCAATTAAACTAACTGTTGAATATTTACCAACTAGATCAATCTGTTTAGTTTCTACATCACCTGCGTATGATATTTTATTCATAATTTTACACTAAAGGTTGACCATTAGCATCACTCATTAAATCATTTAATTCTTGAACTACAGTATTAATAAGTGCTGGTGCTATAATTTTAATTCTTCTTTTAGCTTCATTTTGTTCTACTTCATATTCTTTATTTGTAATTCCTACAGCACCAATTACATTACTATCAACTACATATCCATCTACTCTATATTCTTTAATTTGGTTTTGTGTTCCAGGATATTTTTTATCTACATATAACATTAACTCACTATATGATAAAGGAAAATCATTATACATGTTATAACGATTATTTACCAGCATAATCACCCAATGTAATGTAGCATCTTTATAGAACTTCTCAGCAATAATTTCAGGTGTTTCTCCTTCACGTATATCATAATTTTCCCATATAGTTATATTAGAAAGTGCTGCTTTTCTTATTCTAACATTTGCAGTTATGTCTGTGACTATTTTGAATACATCTACGTTTTTTTCTCGTAGTGTATAGTATATTTTTGGAAATTTTCTAAAGTACATTGTTATCTCCTTTAAAATGTGTCAGACTGTCCACCAAAGTTTCTTACAGGACTGTTTGTGCCTTGTATTCGAACTTCACCCATTTCTTCTAAAGCTTCTTTTGTAATAATTGAAACTTCTTTGAAATTCAATGTAGCTTGATATGATGTTGGTGAACCATTGGGGAATGATGAGTATTGACCATTTGGTGAATAATTAACAGACATTGATTCTAGTACAGCTGATCTATGCTTGTGTATAAATTTATTTTCTTGTCCTCTATGCATAAAGAATATATCAAACTCTGCTGGATATTCAAATAGAAACCCAGCTTCATCTTTAAAATTAGGATGCATATGATATTTTAATTCATCAAGTATTCTTTTAACATTCTCTGATTCTTCTTCACTACGAGGATAAAAATCATATGTATAACTGAATGATCTAAAAGGTACTCCTTCAAATATTTGTTCTTTTTTTGGATTAGTAGCAACACCTGCTAGTTTTCCTATAATCTTTCCTGTATCACCTAAAACATTAAGTGCTGCTCCTTGTAATCCTGCACCGATGTTAGCCGAATCTTTAGGTAGTTGTTTTCCTGCACCTCCAGGAGAATTAATTAATGCTTGTAAAGAAGTTGCTGATGCATCAATTCCTCTTATTGCTAAATCAGCAAGAGCAGAATCAGCTTCACCATAATTGACACCATACTGAACTGCGATATTATTTGGTATATGTAAAGCAATCGCTGTTAATAATCTTTTTCTTGGCTTATCAAAATTTCCTGCTAATGATGCACCTAATGTTCCTGTTAATGCACCACCGACTGCTGCACCAAGCAAACCTGCTGCTCCTCCCCCTAAAGATCCACCAGCACCACCTGCTAATGCACCAGACAAAATCATTGCTGACAATGCTCCTTCTTTTTTAAAATTTCCTACTGCTTTTAATCCTGATAATTCTTTTCCTACTCTTTTACTTATGTTTGGTATAGCACTACCTTTATCATCTGCTCTTGTGAATTTAGAATCTGAAGTGATGTTAATATAGATCAACATGTATTGACCACCATACTCATTTTTATTCGGATCTACTGATAATAAATCAGTTGGATACATGTACTGTTTTGTGCGATATACTGAATCGCCATAATCACCAAAGTTAGCTGTTGGAGTGGTTGAGTTTAAAATAGACATATAAATAGTTGAGTCCTTATTAATTATGTTTCACACTAGACGATATAAACCAATATTCCCTGAGAAGTATGTAGGCGACCCTACATCAATCTATTTACGTTCATCTTGGGAAACAAGATTCGCTCTTTGGTGCGATAAAAATCCAGCAGTAGTTTCTTGGAAGAGTGAGGAAGTTATTGTACCCTATCGCTCTCCTATTGATAAAAGAATACATAGATATTTCGTTGACTTTTCAGTCACTATTAAAGATAAAGAAACTAATACTCTTAAGACTTATTTAGTTGAAATCAAACCATATTCTCAAACTATTCAACCTGAATATCCTGGAAGCCAAACACGTAGGTATTTGAAAGAATGTCACAATTTCATAGTTAATTCAGCTAAATGGAAAGCTGCAAAAGAGTATGCTTTAGATCGTAATCAAAAGTTCATTATTTTAACAGAAAAAGACTTAGGATTAGATAATAGTAAATAAATAGTAATATGGCTCAAGTAAGACAAACAGCACAGGGTATTTTCAACAAATATAGTCAAGATAAGACTATATTAACGAAGTCATTAAATTGGTTTCAAAGAGAGACTGCAAAATTAAGAACTGCTCGTATTCAGCCACAATCTTTATTAAGACCAGACAGTAAGAATCGTACATCATCTGTAATGGTTCCAGGAAACTTGTATATGTACTTTTACGATGCAAAGTTAAAAGAACAATTACCATATTATGATATGTTTCCTTTAGTATTTCCATTCTCAACTACTGATAAAGGATTTACTGGATTGAATATGCATTATCTACCATATCAACTGAGAGTAAGATTATTAGATAGATTATTAGAGTATGCGAATAATAAAAAATATGATGAAACAACTCGAATACGTTATAGCTGGGCAACTATAAGATCAGCAAGTAAATTCGTTTTAGCAAAACCATGTGTGCACTCATACTTATATGACCACATACAATCAACAATGTTAAGAGTCTCTCCTGAGAATTGGTTTACAGTTATGATGTTGCCTGTTGAAAGATTTACAGTAAACAAATCAAACGTTTGGGCAGACAGTATAGGAAAAATTTAATGTCAATTTTAGATATATTCGGATTAACAAGAGCAGAAGCACCAACATCACCACAAGATATAAAAAGATTTATTGCTGAAGTTAAAAAAGATGGGTTAAGTAGAACGAATCGTTTTGGTTGTACTGTTGATGCACCAAAGACTTTAAGAACAAACCCAGCATTCGCTGCAGCTGATTTTTACAGAAAGTTATTTTTATATTGTGAATCAATTAATATTCCTGGAGTAAATATATCTACAACTCCTGCTCGTACATTCGGCGAAACAAGAGAAATGCCTTATGAAAAAGTATTCGATCCAGTGACTGCAAATTATTACATAGATACAGGGTTTAAAGTGAAAGCTTTCTTTGAAGCTTGGCAAGATTCAATTCAAAACACTACAGATAGAACAATACAATTTTATGATAACTATGTAAGTACAGTTCATCTATTTGTGAATGATGTAGCAAATAATACAAGATACTTAGTTAAGCTACATGAAGCATATCCTAAAACAGTACAGAGTATTAATTTAGCACAAGGATCAAATGAAGTTGCAAAACTTAATGTGACTTTTGCTTATAAGTATTTTACTACAAGTTTATATGCTCCTCCTCCAAAAGCAAATAAAGGATGGATTCAATCTATATTAGAGGGAATACAAAATGCTGGCAATCAAGTATTAACAGATCCAGCTGGTGTAATTGTAAATTCTTTACCAGTTGCAGCAAATTACTTTAGTGACTTTGCAGGATTTCAAGATACATTTACTGGATTAAGTAATTCAATTAGTAATAATCGAACAAATCAATTCGCACCACAATATGAACAAGCAACTCCTGAAATACTAGATGCGAGTGTTCGTTTCAGTCAAAAAACTTTAGATGGTATGTTAGGAAATACATTTAGAACAGTTTAATTATAGGAATATAAAATGTCTATTATAGATGATAAATTAAGTGAAGTGTTTAATAGTGAGAAATTAAAGGTCAGTGAACCAACTGAACCATATACAAATTTGGAAGTAATTAATCCAAGAGAGATAGCAAATGAAAAAGAAAATAAGATTGCTACTGATTTTAACACTTCTCGTTCTAATCTTCACAATCTCCTTTTAAAAGGAGAAGAAGCATTAAAGCATTCACTCGAGATAGCAAAACAATCAGAGCATCCAAGAGCCTTTGAAGTTGTAGGTAATATGATAAAACAACTTGCTGATGTAAACCAGCAATTATTAGATTTACACAAACAACAAGCAGATGTAGGAAGAATACAAAAAACAGAAACAAAAACTGTGAACAATAATGTATTCATAGGTTCTACAAATGAATTGAATAAGATAATTAAAAATTATAAAGAAACTGAAGGAGAATAATAATATGGCTTTGCCAATAAGTAGTACACCAACCTATACATTAACTGTTCCGTCTTCTAAGAAAGAATATAAGTATAAACCATTTCTAGTAAAACAAGAAAAAGCTTTATTACTTGCTTTTCAATCTGAAGATGAGAAGACAATGATGAATACACTTAAAACAATTGTTGGTGAGTGTGTAGTCGGACTCGATACAAATGATTTAGCATTATTTGATTTAGAATATATTTTTTGTCAATTACGTGGTAAATCTGTTGGTGAAGAAGTAGAATTAATCGCTAAATGCGATACACCAGAGTGTAAAGATAATAAGGAAGCTAAGAGTATATTAAAAATTAATATAACAAATGTTCCTGTAATTACACCAGAAGGACATGAGAATAAGATATCTTTATTTAATGATGTGGGTGTTGTAATGAAGTACCCATCATTAGATTTACTTTTAAAATTAAAGACATTGAAATTAACAGATCAAAATAAGCTAGATACAGAAGTTTTCTTTGATATTATAACTGATAGTATAGATTACATATATGATGGACAACAAATATATCATAGTAAAGAACAGAGTAAAAAAGAACTAAGTGATTTTGTTAATAACTTAACAACAAGTCAATTTGGTAAAATACAAAAGTTTTTTGAAACTATGCCAAGATTAAGTAAAGAAATAATCTGGACTTGCAAAGTTTGTAATAAAGAACATACAAGAAAGATAGAGGGTTTATCTAATTTTTTTTCGTAATGCTCAGCCATGAGTCGTTAGTCAACCATTATAAGACTAACTTCGCATTAATGCAATATCATAAATACTCCTTGACTGAGCTTGAAAATCAGATACCTTTTGAACGTGAAATATATGTTGAAATGTTGATTAAACATTTACAAGAAGAAAAACAAAAAGCAGAACAAAGAAGATTACAAAAATAAATGGCACTTACAAACGTACTCGTACAACAATCTATTGCAAATGAAGGACAACCGAAAGCATTATTAGTTGATGCTAAAGGACAACCTCTTGTTTCAAACGTAGAAAACAATTCAAATAAACCTGCTAATGAAGAAGCAGCAAGAGAAACACAATTAAACATTCAAAAGATGGTAGATTTACTCGAAGTAATCGCTAAGGGTGTGACGAATAATAGTGGTCAAAAATTAGAAGAGAATAAACCAGATTCAACTTCATCTTTTGGCACTATGCTTGGTTTTTATGGTGCAATGTTAATTTCTAAATTATTTGGTGCTCTTTTCACAGGTATTGCTGCTGCTTCTAGATTTATTTTTAAAGGAGTACTTCCATTTCTTGGAAAAGGTTTTTTAAGAATAATTATGGGATTCTTTGGATTCTTAGCAGGGATTCCTGGAGGACTTGCTGCAGCTATTATTGGAGGAATTACAGTTGCGATTGCAGGATTCGTTCGTGGAATTAAAGATGCATTCGCAATGTTTAAATCAGGTGGTGGTTTCTTTGATATCGTAGGTGCATTCGTAGAAGGATTTTATAAAGGTGCATTGAATTTTGTATTTGGTGTAGTTGATTGGGTTGCGAATTTATTCGGTTTAGATTTACCTGACAATCTTGGGGATATAATTGTAAATGGAATTAAATCATTCTTCAGTAAGATTGCCGATTACATATCTGAATTACCCTCACGTCTTGGTACAATGCTTTCAGGTTTTTTAAATAATATAGGGATTCCAGAGTTTAAAGTTTTAGGAGTTGCGATTGGTCCTTTTTATCCTTTCCGTAAATCAAATGTGAGTACACCGATTGAGAATACAGTGGGTCCAGAGAAATCAAACAATGTTATTTCTCCAGCTCCAAAGAATGTTCCAGGATTAAATTCTGATCGAACACTTGGTTCTGATGGGACACCAAGTAAAGTTCCAGTAATTCCAATTTCACCAGTGATTAATAAATCAGTGACTGGTGAATCAGTTTCTCTTCCAAAACAAAAAATGACAAAAGAAGAAGCAAAAGCAGTTGTCGAAGGGCATCCTAAGTTAAAACAAATTCAAGCTGTGTTTGATGAAGCACAAATAAATGGATTAACTGTAAATAGAAATCAAGTAGAGAATATTCTTGGTAATGATGATCCTAAATTTAGACAAGCATTCGAAACATTATATAAAAATGAGTTAGAAAAAATGTATACTGCGAATGAAAGTGTTGCTTCTGTAGCAAAAGATAAAGGAGTATCTCCAGATCAATTAAGAAAAATTCGTCAGCAACAAACAATTACTGATATTGAAGCATCTGCCAAATACTCTGGTTCACTTACTCCTGGATCACCGAGCGATGTTGGCAATCAAATAATGGCTTCTTCAGCTGACACTGAGAATGCAAAGAGTGCTGCGAGTTCAAATGTAATTATTAATGCACCAAGTTCAACAGTAAATGCTCCAAAAGAGAGTAATTTAATGACGTCAAGAAATGTTCGAAACGATGAGAATACTCTTTCGAAATATGTAGGTTCTCTCTATGGTTCAAACGTTTAGTAATTATGTAAAGACTCATGACGAGTATGCGAATGGTTGGCTAACAATATTCGATATTGATGATACACTCTTTCGTACAACAGCAACTATTCGAGTTCGCAATTCAATCACAAAAGAAACAATCCGTACATTAACGACTGCAGAATATGCTTCCTATCGTTTAGGAGCGAATGAAATGTTTGATTATACTGAATTTAAAGATGCAGCGAAGTTCTATAAAGAATCTCAACCGATCGGAAGAATGATGCGACGTGCCAAATTGATATTAGCATCAGCAAAGAAATACGAAAACTCACGTGTAATTATATTAACTGCAAGAACTGATTTTGATAGTAAGAATGTATTCCTTAAAACTTTCCGTAAATATGGCTTTGACATTGATAGTGTTCGAGTTGAACGTGCAGGGAATATAGAGAGTGGATCAGGTGCTGCGAGAAAAGCAATGATTATTCGTAAGTATTTGAATACAAAGTCTTTCTCGAAAGTAAGATTCTTTGATGATG